TGATTGTCCTTCGTCACCTTGAGTTTTAGTACGATACTCTTGCTCATTGTCACCATCACCATCTTCCATCTCATCCTTCGGCTTCATCTCTTCAATTTTTTCTTGTTCTTTTTTCTTCTCTTCTAATTCTTCTTTTGCATACTCCCAGATAACTTTTGAATACTCAAGAACATCATCAAAAGATTCAGCTGACTTGATCATACTTACAAAAGTTTTTTCTTGATCATTGAAGTCAATATCAATAAAGTTACCAATCTTGAAATATAGATTTAGTCTATCAGCAATACCCATCTTATTTACATCAATATCACTCAACTTGAAGAAGTCCATTCCTTGTAGTTCTTTATATCCAATAAAGAATGTCTTTGGAAGACCAGCGTACTTACGCTTCATTAACTTCTCGATACGAGCATCTTCAACTACATTTACAAATGATGGTGGTATCTCTGGATATCTTTCTAACCAATCTTCACATGGAGTGAATAGTGCATGACCAACTTCATGTGCAACTAACATATCATATACTTCACTCGACGCCTTCTCCCATAAGGGAAGAACTAAAACTCTTGTCTCTACATTAAAACTTGCGGTCTCGACTTGTTTGTGTTCTACAATCAAATCCTCTGTAGCGAGTAACTTTGCAAGTTGTGATTTAATTTCTTGTTGGATGGACATCAAAACCTCTCGTACATGTCCTTATTATAATTCCTCAGCACAAAATAGAAACGATGAATGTGACACTAATTTAATCGTCCACACCTGTTGCATAATCTAATGCTCTCTTTGCAGTTCGCATTAAACGAACTCTTCGCATATCGTGAGTATTAGGCAGTGTCAGAGAAAATCCCAGTAGTTCTCCTTCTGGGTCATCTGGAAATCCAACTGGTTGAATAAAAAATATGCCTGCGTGTGCAACACATTTCCAACCGATATCAACAAAACCTAAATCTCTTAACGCACATTCTAACTTAAGTGAGTGACATGCCTCCTCTAGTATCATGCGGATTACCGTACTTTGATTTTATTTATGTCATACGGCTAAATCCTTTGACTTTCTCAAACTGTATCAGATCTTCAAATCTATCATGTAGAGATTGTTTATGAGATATTACAAATACATTTGCATCCTTAATTACATATTTTACGATCTTTAAAAATTCTTCTGTTCCAAATCCATCAAGTGAACTATCAAATACTTCATCCATAATAAGTAGATTTGTGTTGACTGAGTTTTTAAATCTAGCAACCTCTCTCCAAGTGAAGAGAAGTGCTAGATCGATTCTCATTTTTTCACCTTCACTAAAAGATGAATAAGAGAAGTCCTCATGAATCGGAGATTGGATAGTTTCATTGAACTCTTCATCAAGTTTGAAATTAATATAGAAGTCCATCATCCTGAGATACTTATTAACCTGTTGGTTGATAAGTGGTAGATACTTTTTGATGATCTTAGACTTTACGCCACCATCCTTGAGAAGTGAGTAAGCAAAGTCATGATGTAGTATTTCTTGTTTCTTCTCTCCTAAAGAGTCATAAGTCTCTTTTAGTTTTTGGTCAAATTCAGTTAGTTTCTCATGTTCAGAATTTCTGTTTTCAAGTTGATTGGTAATAGTTTGAATTTCTGATTCAAGTTCTCTGATTTGTTTTTGGCAGCCAGAGATCTTAACGTTGTTTTGAGAAATTTCATTCGTGAGTTTGGTTGATTCCTTTGTGAGTTGAATAAATTGACGTTCCCTTTCTTCTTCATTTGTTATTGCTTTTTCTAGTTCTTGAAAACCAGACTGTAGTTCTTTTGCTTTTTGTTGGGCTTCGTCCAGTTTATTTAGCCTAAACTTCTCATCTATATCTTGTGTACATGTAGGACATACCGTATTTTTTGAAAAGAATTTATGTTCTTTCTTTACAGTTGATGCCTTATTTGATATTTTTCCTTTTAGATTACCTAACTCTTTAAGTTTCTTACTAGCTCCTGCAAAGTTTTCTTGTTTTTTAATTAAATTAGATATATCACTTTGCATGTCCTCATTTGAAGTTGAATGGTGATCTACTTCTTCATTTAAATCATTTATCTTTTCCAATTTAGAATCGATTCTTTCTTTACCTCTCTTTTCAACTTCTTCCATAAAGTTCTGTTGCATCTCCAGTTTTTCTTTGAGAGATGTTTTCTTTAACTCTAAGGTTCTAACTTTTTCTTTTTTATCTCGTATCTTATCTTTAATTATATTATTCATCGCTGAGAATATTTTAATATCTAAAAGATCTTCTATTACCTCTCTTCGATTTGATCCTGATAACTGCATAAATGGAACAAATGTACTGCTTCCCAGTATGACGATTTGTGTGAAAGATTTGTAGTTCATCTTCACAACATTTTGTTCTAACCATTTCTGTTGATCGTTTGCAGCAGAAGATTGATTCATCATCTGTCCATTACGATGAATCTCAAATATATTTGGTTTGATACCTCTACGAATAAACCAATCTGTTGAACCAATTGTAAAGTCAAGTTCAACTACACAGTCTTTTTCATTTGTAGCATTTACAAGTTGAGATTTATTAATTTTACGAAAGGGTTTATTAAACAGAACAAATGTAAGTGCATCTAACATGGTAGATTTACCAGCACCATTTGTTCCTATGATTACTGTATTCGATTTTTTATTTAAATCAATCTCAGTCCACTGATTACCAGTAGACAGCAAGTTACGCCATTTTATCTTTTTGAAACAAATCATTCTTAGGGGGAACCACGATATCGTCTGGTCTAATTATATTATACATGTAATCGTGCATTTCGCAAGCCCTCATTGCCACGAAATCATCAACTTCTATTACATTCATCTCAGGATAATCATCCTCAATTGATATTAACTCTGCATATCTATCCGCATCATCCTCTTCTTCAAACATCAAAAGCACTTTATCTCCATCATCATTTTCGATAGAGAAAGCACCGTCTTCTTCAAATCCCTTAACCGCTAAGATAAACATTACTCAACCTCACAGGCCTCCCGATAAACGTCTTGAAGTATTTCAGTAACAATAGATTTATCCAAGTCAACTTCAGACTCTTGTATATATCTATTTAACAAAGATATTGTATCTTCGGATTCTTCTGCTTCAAATTCTTCTCCTTCTGTAAAATCAAAGTTTTCAACAATTTTAAGTTCTGCTAAATTAGATGAGTAAAGTTTATCAATATACTTTTCAAACTGTTTTGGATCTGATTTCTTACGAACAATCACTTTAAGTATTTTTTGATTATACTTAGTAATATCCAGCATTTGGTGTGGAGTATCTTCATAGTATAAATTATGAAATATTTGATAAGGATTATTAACTGGAGTATGAACTAAAGTGTCTGTATCGAATAAATGAAATCCACGTTCCCGATCATTGACATCATTCCAATACATTTCATATGGATTACCTAAGTAGAATACATTTCCCTGATTCGATCTCATATGATAATGACCAGTGAATACTCGATCAAACTTATCAAAAACATTAGCATCCATACCATGTTCCATATAGTGACCACGAGTTGCCATAAAACCATTTAACTCAAGATGACCCATGACACATGGAGAATCACTTTCTTCTATTAGTTCAAATGTTTTATTTTGATTCTCAGAATTAATCCAAGGTACAAATAAGAATTTTGTTTTATCTAGTGTAACTTCTTCAGCTTCTGAATATATTTTTACATTATCATACTCTCTTAAAAATAAACCGACACCTGTTAGATCATTTGTATTTTTATAATATGCAGTATGATTACCTATGATAGTATGAATCGTAATTCCTAATTCCTCTAACTTATCATAATAATTATTTTTTGCCCATTCTAATGATACAAAATCAACGCCCTTACGACTATCGAATGTATCACCCATATCAACTATGGTTGTAATACCTTCTTTAATTAAAGTTGGGAAGAATATATCTTCGTAAAATTTTAAAAAGTAATCATGAAATAATTTAGAATTTTTTCTCGCACCAAAATGTTGGTCTGTAATAATAGCAATCTTCACTGATAATTCATCCTTGTTTGCACTGAGTCTTTGATTTGATTATAATCAGAACTCGTTCCTGTCATATCACCATCAACAGTAAACACTTCTTCATAGCCAGATCTTTCAATAATTTTTGTTTTAATTTCTAGTTGTTTCTTCTCTTTTTGTATTCGTCTAAGAAAAGCATAATGTATAATCTGTGTAAAGTAAGCAAATGGATTCTTAGATTTTTCTGGATTAAAATTATTGATATATTGAACACAATTTTCAATACCATCACATACCATATCATCTTTAAACATATAGTTTACAAAATTAGGTTTAAATGATAAGTGAGTTGCGATCTTAAGAAAACACTCCCCAAGATAATTTGTAATACGAGGCTTTGCTTCACCCCTCTCTGCAGCTAAGGCAACTTTATTCTTATACTCAACAATAGCGGCGAGGAACTCTTTGTTATTTACATAATGTTCCGATCTTTTTCTTGGCATGAAATGTTTTGATAGTGTTCATTCATAACATTATTATACACTATAATCAAACGCTTGACAATACCCTAAAAAACATGTACAATAACTCTGTAAGGGTTCAAAGGAAGGGATTAGCTATTATTAAAGATATTCTCTAGGCTCTTACGAGCATCTTTAACGTTAGAAATATAACCCATCTGTTTTGTCATTTTTGGTTTTGGTTTCTTATTTGAATTTTCAGTTTCATAATATGCTTGTATAAAATTATTGTAAACTGAAATAACTTCTTTATCAGATACCTCACATGTAGTAATAACGTTAGTCATCTCCACTATATATGTCTTTTCTCTAACTGTTTTAATCCAAGGTTCTATTTTAATTATACTGACTCCTTTTCGAGAAAACTCAGAATTTACAATTAAGGCTGGTCGATCTAATGATATAACATCAAATTCAGGTGAAGGTTCGATCTTTGCAATGACCTCTTCTCCTGTATTGAGTTTTATAACTGCTAAAAATTTATTTGACATTTTTTTAAAGGTATTGTAAGCATCTCATAATTAAAGTTTTCTTCGTTATAAATTTTAACTCTCTCCATCATATGATTTAAAGTGTAGTTTTTTGAGGAACCGTATGTAATATCATCAGCAATATCAAAAAGAGTTGCTTTGATTTTATTGTTTCCTTTTCTTAAAACTCGACCTATGCTCTGTAAGTTTCGTATTTTTGATTTGTTTGGTGATGCAAATATGACATTGTGAAGATTTTTAATGTTAATTCCTGTTGAGAAGGTGCCGTATGAGGCAATGATAATTGCATTTTCTTCTTTTTCTGTGATTGTGCGAACTTCCTCTCGATCCTCAGTATCAACTCCTCCGTGAACAAAAAAACATTTTCTGTTTTCTTCCTTACTCTTATTTATGAGATCAAAGAGAGGGAGTCCATGTGACTCAACTCTCGTATATAATATGAGAGTATTCCCTTTAAGATCAAGACTTAAATTTTTAATAAAATTATTTCTCTGTGTATGTGTGATTAAATATTGTATCTCGTCTTCATAATTTTCAAACTTTCTTGCTGGATGTTTGAGAGTTAAAACTTTAATATTTAATTTTGACAGATATCCCTTTTTCATTAGTTCATCTGTGCGAATAATCTTATAAGTCGGGCCAAATAATCCTTCTAATACCCATTTGTGTGTTTGTGTTCCGTCAAGTGTTCCAGTAAATCCGTATCGATATTTACAATCAAGCATCTTTGTCATGATGTTGACTAGAGATTTTGATTTAAATAAGTGAGCTTCATCACCTATCACAACATTAAAGTCTTTAAAATATTTTCTATCTAATTTATAAATTGACTGCCAAGTAGTAATTGTTACATTTAAATTTGTTATTTTATC